ATATTTTAAACATTCCTTTGTCGTAACTTGTCGCAGGTGGTGCGCTGGTTGCCCAGCTAAGCGGCTTTTGTGCCGTGTCGCTCTTTGTTTTTTCCTCTACTTTCTTTTTGCTCGTAAAGGTGTAAGCATCCGCACCGCCTAACCTATTAAGCCAGTGCAAGCGAACCGTTCGCTCATTGCAGCACTCAACCACTTTGTACATATATTTTACTCCGTGTAATACGAAAGTTGAAGGGAGCGTCAAATTTCCAGCTTGTATTGAATAATAATATCCAGTCGGAATACCCGTCATTGGATTGCTCGGTGTCATTGTAGTAGCCTGCAGCTGTTGGATGCCTGCTCCGATTGTGCGAGGTGTAAGCGTCGAGCCTGGAGTAATTTGAATAAAGCCAGCGGTGCCGACCACGTTTTGATTAGCATCATAAACAATAACCCTCAGCGCATTTGTAGTGCTGCTCGGTACGTATGACATTGTCAAATTTTCACCGCTGCAAATAGGGATTGGGTTGTTTGTTTTTGTGGTTGCAGTTGGATAAACACTTCTTTGATTAGTCAAAAAATAGCGATCATAAACGCCTCCGACCGTTGGATTGTCAATAATATAACTATTCATACTCATATTATTCCAGTTCCTTGTTTGGCGTGTTCCTGCGATTGCAGGGTAACCAGTGCTCACCGTGTCAGTTGTTACAAATTGCGTCAATAGCCCCGTTGTTGGATCATTGTAGTAATAGCTAACTATAATCCCGACCCTCGTATGAATGTCAGCACTTGCAACCTCATAAGCAGCATTTAAAGTATTTAGAAAGACCGTTGTTTTTTGCTGACCTTTCGGTGCGCTGTATGTCTGCAATACCTTTGCCACGTCAAACACAAAATAATAAGTCGTTCCGATATTATAGGCTGGAGCTTTCTGCATTGATGTAACCCCAACACCGTCCACAACTATCGAAGCCTGAGCCAAAACAAGTGGGTCGGAGCTTGTCATTGACATAACAAAAACATTGGGTCTATACTGCGAGTTAAGCGTAAAGAGCGGAGCTGTTACAAGTGCCATATTTATTTATTTAATAGGTCGTTTGCCTCTGGATCGTTAGCCACATTAGCGTTGAAATTATTGATAAACCCCTCGTCTGTCTGAGCCCCTGCGCTTTGAGTTTTTATTGAAACCCTGACCACCGCAAATTGTCCGCTCGTATTTGCCGCCTCGTATTTTGTTTTATAGACAAGAGGGTAAAGAATAACATTGTAAAGCTTTTCCGCTGCATTGCTCCAAAAAGTATAAACAGAGTATGTCAAATTTGTATTGCCAGCCGTTGAAAGCTGTCTATTAAGATCGTCTTTTAATTGTGTTGCTTGTTCGAGTGTCATTGCTCAAAATATTTAATTTTTAGTGAATTTGAATTTTTCTTTTTTACCTCTGCAAAGCTGCTTAAAAACATCACATTTATAACTTTTGTAAGAGCCTCCGATATAAGCGCCTCAACCTCGTCCGAACTTTCCTTTATACCTTTTTCAACTGCTCCCGTCTTACCGTCCAGAGGCATTCCGAATTTTTTGTGCTTTCGAGCTATTGCAAAAGCGATCCGCTCCGCCTCCTTATCATTGGCATTAAATCGGAGTTTTGCATACATTTTAAGACCGTCAATATATTTTGAACTCTTCGCCCCTGAGCCTGGACTAAATGGAATGCGATTTGCGGGAACTCCATAGTTTAAAATCATACCATAGTCAAGTAAAGTAAACTCAATAAAGGCACTTGTGACCGTCGCATTTACGCTGTAATCAATCGAATTAACCAAAGCGCTAGTAAGGTTTCGCCCCTGCATAATAAAGGCTTGCTTGACCGCTTTTTTTACGACCTCTCCGACCTGCTCCCCCAGCCTTTGATATATGTCTTGTGTGTCTGTCATAAAATTGTAATAGAATTGCTTATTGCGCTTCCTGACCCTGCTATATTAGTAGCTGTTACCTTGCAGGTTATTGTTTCGCCTGAGTCAATCAATTGAGTTGTGTACTCGCTCGTAGTTTCGCCTGAAATGTCAATACCGTTTCTTTTCCATTGATAACTGTATGTTATTGGAATAGTTCCAGACCATACCCCTTCATCAGTTACTTTTAAAAGAGTACCAACAATATTACTTCCGCCTATTGTCGGAGGGGTTGTATTAAAAGGAGCTAAAAATATAGTATTTTCATAGTCAATTGTTAGCGGTGGCATATCATCATAAGGAGCAGGAAGTCCCGCAACATTTACCGTATCGGTCGGACAATCCCAAACATACCAAAGGTTAAAAGCCACATCTACCAATACTAAATTTTCGTTGTGAGCGTCCGAAAGATAGTCTATTGTGATCGGGTTCTGTATGCCTGCGCTCATTCCGTTGGCTGGTATCCTCGCTATCCTATTAAACTCTGATATAATGTTTATCGCAAGCGCTTCCATTTCCGCCTGAGCCTCAATTATTGACTGATTGATATAGCTGCCGTCGTTCTCATAATATTGTGGTCTACTAATAACCAACCTGCAGCGTAAATTGCCCTTAACTGATTTTTCTTTTACCTCAATTGTAGCTGTCGGGTACATAAATTGCACCGCAGGATATAGCCTCCCGAGTGCATTGTCTCCAGTCCAGTTGTTCGAAATATTGGCGTTTATATCTGAGTACCAACCGTAGTGATAAAAGCCAATACGCCCCGCTGTTTGTTGGTTTATCCCGATGCAAACAACATTAAAAAGATTTGATATCTGGACTATATTCATAAACTATTGTGAAATTTTGAGCCCGACCAACCGAGCAAAAATAGTAATATTGCGCTTACTGCCTTAACTATATCTCCGCCTGCAAAAATTGCAATAATTAGCGCTCCCGATCCAAAGATACAACTAATTAAAATAATACTATTCAATAGAACTTTTGGATTAACTCTCATTTTTACGATTTTTTACTGTGAACTTCTGATAATCTTTTTTGATAATCCGCCTCCGCTTTGCAGGCTGCTAAATATGTGAAAGCCTCGTATAAATCCGCCTGCTCTGCTGACTGTAATGGCGTGAGCGTTGGTTGGTTAAATATTCCACTTTCCGCAATTGATTTAAGCGTTAAATACCAACCGAAACTGTCGTTTAATTTTTCGATGCCTGCTTTTCTCTCATCAAATCCTGAGCTGCCATATAAATTTGCATATTTTGTTGAGATATTTCGCTTCGTTTCAGCAAAAAAAAAGCAACCTTTAGGCAATTTTCTAAGTTCCAAGACATAAACATCTCCTCCCTTTTGAGCAGTTTGTCGCTGTACATTTCGCCCTCCTTTCGTACCAATACACACATAATTTTAGCCAGTGCACCCCAATTGCCATTATCCAGAGCTTTGAGATTAGCTTCGAACTGCGATGCCTCTGCAAACTCAATTAACGTGCTTTTTTCCATATATCGCATAGGTAAATACCAAAGCTCACCATCTACCATTATGACATTAGTATATTCTGGCTCCTCATATTTATTCATTATTCGAATAATATTCGAGTAAAGGTACTCCAATTGCCCCACGTTCATACCCTCGCCGTGCTTCCCTCCACCGAGTATAACTTCCTCCGATATGCCCACCGCAAAGTGAGCAACTACCCTCGCAAAGTACGGATAAACCTTTCTGTACATCACAACGTCGTCGCAAGCGTGGACCGCCTCGTCAAATTCCTTCCAAGCTTTCTCTTTTTCCTGCTCAGTCTCAGCGCTATTTCTCGCAATTGATGCCGCCTCAATACGTTTGAACTCTGCTGGCATTGTAGGCTCGACAAAGGTCATAAAGTCGATATACTGCTTTAAGGTTATGTCCGCAAGTTCGGAGGGGAAAGTGAATGATCCGCCTTTCGATATGCTTATATTATACATTCTTTTTGCGTCCTTTTTTTGGTATTAAATCGCCGTCGGTTTCATCTATTGCCAGCAAGTTTGTCGGCTCTTCCAGCTCCTCTCTTTTCTTTGCTGCTTCCATTAGTCCGATTGGTTTCGGCTTTGGTTTCGCCTGCTCATTTAATACGGTTGTAGGCTTAACCTCTTTTTTGAATTTGCTATCTCGTACCTTTTGACCGTGATTTTGTTTAAGATAGTTAGCCGTTTGATTAAAAAGCGCCTTTGTTGTAAAGTCGTGGCTGTAAGCGTTTAAGATCGCCATCCATTGCGCTCCGATTTGAAGTTCCTCATTTGTCATAATAATTGAATTTTGGAGTTATTAAAATGGCAGGTCTTTTTCCTCTGCCTCGTTATTGCTTTGAGTGTTTGCTTTGGCACCAGTCAAGACCTTGACCATATAGGCTTTAATCATTGTTTTTTTGTCCTCAGTATAATTGATTTCGCCCTCTACGTAAACTGTCTCGCCCTTTTTAGCTTCGAGCTTCCACCACGCTAAGACAGCGTGCCAGTATGTCTGTTCTACCCACTTTTTATTATTGTCATAATACCCAGACGTTGTAGCCAAATTTAATTTTGTGAAGGGCTTGCCGTTTTTGGCTTCCTTTGTTTCGGTGTCAGAGCCTAAGCGCCCGACTAAAGTAACTTTGTTGATCATAATTTATTTATCCGTATGCTAAAATATTTCCATTTTGATTGTCTACTAAGTACCTAACAGCATATCTCAAAGCGTCCAAAGCGTGGTCGTGTATTTGGAAAGGCTCGTTTGTCGGATTGCCGTCTTTATCCTCCTTAAATCTATACTGCCCAATCTCAAAGATAACATTTTTTGCTGAATTTACAATATAAATCTCATATTCGAGTACTTTTAATATGCCATAATAAACAGAATTTGAGCCCTTTGCGGTCGGTTTTACATTAAAATACTGCCTTAGATCTTGTATTATTTCAGGTCGAGCGCTGTCTGCAATTATAACCGAACCCCTTGATATTTTAAGCCATTGCATTTCCTGAGCTAATTGTCCAGATGTTAATCCAGTTTTATAAATTGCTTCATTTACATAGAGCCTTTTATTTACTTTGTCAATCTTGACGTGTACCATTGCCGTCGGTTCGTTATATCCAAAGTCTAATCCATAGGCATCGAGCCCCTTAATAGCATCAAATTCAGTTTGAGTAATAGTTTTAAAGCGTGGATAAACTAAGCCGCCCTCAAAAGGTTTCGGATCTTGCTGATAAAGAGCGTGGAAAGCTCTGGGGTTCGCTGACTTAATCTCGTTTAATCTGTTTATTGAGTGCTTTTCCTCCCATAGCGCCTCGCCAATCTCTCTCGGATCTTGCTCGCTTAATTCGCCCTCAGCTATTGCAGGGAGCGACAATACTGTCCACTCGTTATTATTGTTTAAAGTCTTTAAAATTCGCCCGCTCAGGTCGTCTAAATTCCACCTCGTTTGAGTTACTATTATTTGGCTGTCATTATGCAAGCGAGTTAAAAAAACCTGAGTAAACCAATCCCAGACTCTCGCCCGATATGTTTGGCTTTCCGCCTCCAAAGCGTCCTTTATAGGATCATCAATTATGCCAATGTCCGCAGGTGTTCCAGTTAGTGAGCCACCGACACCGACTGACTTATAAAAACCTTTGTGCCCGACAATTTCAAATATATCTGAGTTCCTTAAATAGCTTCCTATTGCAGCCGTGCGGATATTGCTTCCATTCAATTGTGTATCTGGAAAAATATCTCCGTACTCGTCCGAGTCAATTATCCTTTGTACGTCTCGATTAAAGCTCGTAGCAAGAGAAGCCGAATAGGAGCATCCGATAACTTTTAGTTTTGGATTTGTGCCAAGTAAAAAAGCAGGTAACCGCCTTGATGTCAATTCACTTTTTCCGTGCTGAGGTGGCATAAAAACCATTAGCTTTTTGATTTTCCCCTCTGCAAATTTCTGTATGTATTCAATCAATAAATCGTGATGCCAGTTAAATTGGTAATCGCTTTTTGTGTATTCAACAAACTCCCTAAAGTCATATTTTGCTATATGCTTACTTATCTCTTTCGAGCTTAAGGGCAATTTCTTTAAGTTGTTTGAGCTCATCCAAGTTTAATTTTGTTAGGTCATTATTAACCACCTCGATCGGAGCACCCTCCGCCCCAGTTATTTCCGTCCTTTGTGTTGCTTTGCCAAAGGTATAGCTCAAAAGCATATCGACCGCCTTTAAATCGCCTTTGAGCGCCTTATTGACCACTACCGACATAAGACCGTCAATTAGTTGAGTGCCGTTCTTTTCCTGACTGAGTAGGTCTTGAAGCACGACCTTAATATCTCGAAGTGAGCTTCCCTTTGGTCTGCCGTTTGGGTTTCCAGTTTGACCTTTTTTAAACGGTTTTAAATTATCCTCTTTTGCCATTAAATCTCTGTTTTGTCACTGTTAGTTTTGGCTTTCTAATTTCTTAATCATTGTTGTTATTGTTTCCATCCGCCCCTGAATTTTATCGAGCTTTTCCTCGATTAGATCGTCCGACGGATTAGTCAAAACAAACCAGCTGAGCATCTCGCTGCAGCCTCGCAAATATTCGTACTCCCTCCTTAATCGTGTCCTATCGTTCCGTGTCATAATTTCATCTTTACATATCGTTCAACCGTTGTTGTTGGTATTCCGTATTTTTTAGATAATTTGATTGTGCCAAAAACATAAGGAATATAATCGGATTGTATTTTCTTTATTAACTCAATATCGTGCTTTACAATTCCTTTATTTTTTGGTGCTATACCTTTTCTATTTTCAGACATTTTTTTCAAATGCTCTTGAGTAAATTTTTTACCTAACCAATGTTTTAAATTAGGTCTTTTTTTTAATTCTTCAATCTGTTCAAGTGTCCTCTTTTTCCCTTTATTGGCAATGCTTATTTTTTCTCTTGTTTCATTACTTGGTTTATGTAAATATCCATTTGCAGCCCTATTTTTTAAATTAGCTCCGCAAGCCATAAATAGTTTTATATATCCAGTTTCGGCTTTTATGCAATAATCAACTGTTCCCTCGTCAATAATATCAAATATAGGCTCTAATCCTAATTTATGTAAATTTAGCAGCCAATTTCTTTTTACTATACCTTCCCCTTTTTGTTTATCGCTTTTATGCTTACAAAATCTATTTTTTGGATTTGTAGTAATTCCTACATATTTAACCAAATAATCTCTAGGGTCTGTTATTGTATAAACAACGCAATTATTCATATTTATGCCTCCAAACTTTTAACTTTCCTAATCGCCCAATCGACTCCCTCAGTTCCGCCCCAGCAGTCCCAAACTATCGTGCCGCAACCTTCCTCGTAACTCTTCCCAGCAAACCTCCTAAACCTTTGAAACGCTGCCATCCTTTTGATTGTGTCAAAGCTTATCGGCTCTCTATTTGCTAACTTGTTAGCTATATTCCATCCGACTGGAGTGCCGCACCCTCTCGGGTTGCCAGTTTCGTCTCTCCATTTTAGCGCCCTCTTTGCGTTTGTTGTCGCTGCCTGCGGATAGTCCGTAAATGTTTCCTGAGCTAAAATATTCTTTTGCGCTTGCTTTTCGTATGTGACGAGACAAACTGCATACCGCTGCTTTTGGTCTGGATAGTCGGTATTCATATTTTCGTCCGACATACATCGGTCAATAAATTTGTCGACGTCTTCGGTTGGTGTGGGTGTGGGTATTGGCATTTAATTGATATTTTGTATTGTTTTCAATATCTGTTCATCTGTTTTAATCATTCCCATTTCAATAGCATTTGTAATAAATTGCTCAATCTTTGTAATTTTTTTGAGTTCCTGAGCCGTTGCAAGATTTCTCATTCCAGATAAGTGAGTTCCAAAAACCTTTTTATTTATTGCAATTGAATATTTTGGATATTCTGGATTAGGAATAATACTTTTGATTGCGTTGTTCATTGGTTTAAATTCCGTTCCTGCTTCTATTCTGTCAAAAATCAAACTATCTGTTAGCCAAATTATAACCTTTGCATAAATCATAGGGTTTAATTCCATTGCAAGTAAAACCCAAATATAAGGATTTGCCATTACTTGTTTTGTTTGACGAGCCCCAGTTGTTTTGTAAACTCCAAGTCCTTTTAAAACTTTTGCAATTCCCTCTTTTTCGACCATTTCTATAAATCCAAGAATACTTGTTTTTATAAGTCCTTGTTCTTGAAGTAAATAAAAAACTCTTTCTTTAAAATCTTGTGTTTGCATTAAAACATCAATTCTTCTTTCGCTCCATCCATATTGCCATCGTGCTGTTTCGTACGCTTTTTGCAAGTCTGAAACTGATAAAAAACCAGTCTTTGTTTCTTGTTTAATAGTAATTCCAAATAATTCTCTGTCTTTACTTTCAAGTACTACATTTGTTTTCATAGCTAATATTTTAAATTATTCAATTCACAAATATAACACTATAATTTTATAATAAAAACTTTATATTTATTTTATTGTAGCTTTTGGAAATTTCCTATCTAATATCTCTTGTATTTCAATATGTGCCTTTTGTAGTTCGTCAGCATCTCCAAAACTTATTGTCATTGTAGATTTTTCTTTTTGCTCAGCTTGTTTTATTTCATTATCTATATTTGGCACGTCAAGACCCCACTCTTCCAATTCCACAGCGTCCCACTCATTCGCGAGCATATCCCAGTCCCACTCGCCAGTGTTGGCATTCAAACGTATATTAAGCTCCTTTTCGTCCTCCTCGCTAAGGTCAACAATTACGCACTCAATCTCCTTATAACCGAGTTTTTTTAACTCCCTGACCCTAAAGTGACCACCTACAATATAGCCCGTTTGCTTATTGAAAATAATCGGCTCAACAACTCCAAACTTTTCAAGGCTCGCTTTCAGGTGCTTTTCCTGCTTTGCCGTGCTTTGTCTGGGATTATATGGTGCTGGCGTTAATTCAGATAATTTCTTTTTCTCTATTATCATAACTCAATCAAAGTAAAATTTATCAATTGATTAGCTGAAAAAATCTTTATTGCTTCGAACCAACGTGCATCTGGCACCACCATACAACCTGCGCTCCAGTTATCGACAAAAGACCCGACTCCGCCACGGTGGAAGTTTATGCCATACCAGCCTTTAGTTTTGGTTGTCTTGTCGAGCTTTCTGTCTTTGTTTCCATCCCGATAAATCTCAATTGCTCCCGATTGGAAAAAGTAAGGAGCGCCCAGCCATAAGGAAGACCACGTGCCCGACGTTACAAACTTATGACTTCCGATAACTTGCTGCTCGCAGGCAACTGCTGCACCAGTTATGCCACCAACTGTCAAAGGATTAAAAATATAAAAATCGCCTGGAGTAGTTGAGCAGGGCAATATCATATCAGCAACCCGATTATTAAATCTCACTACATAGTCCGCAAATTTGTTGTCGAAGCTTTGGTCTGTTCTAATCCAGACTAAGTCATTAACTGGCTTCACCCAGCCTCTGATATTCATTTCGGCATCAATCCAAGCCTTTGCCCCGCCTAATGTAAGCGGTCCGACTATTCCGTCAATGGCTCCAGTGTAATAGCCTCTGTCTTTTAAAATCTGTTGGAAGTTCTTCACAATCTTTTGTAATTTTATACAAATATAAAAGTATTTTGTATTTTTGTGCTATTAACCTAAAAAATATTTATATGTCTTCATTAAAAACCTGCGTCGTTATTTCGGCTGAGCTAATTTCTGAAATTGGAAAAATCCTACAAGATAAAAAAGTTTTATTCGCTGAGGTTGTCGGTCTGGTTCCTGAGCTTATGAAATTGCCTAAATTTGTCACTAATATAGACGAGGCTATTGCAGAGCTTAAGGCTGGCATTTCGCCTCAATACAGCGAGGAAATTAAGCTGGCAGTGGCTGAAAAGTTAGATCTACCCAATGACAAAGCAGAGCTAATTGTCGAGCAGTGCATTAACTGGCTTATCGTGACTTCTTCCGTTGTGTTTCAGGTTGTCAAAGTTTCAAAAAAATAGTGTTTAAATAGTTTGTTTGTTTGGTCTTTCTAAGTGATTAAATTGAAAAGCTCCGCAGTGATTGCAGAGCTTTTTTTTATAGACTAAGATTTTTCAATATTTTGTAAAGTACGTTAACTACTATACTATTTCCAGCTTGTTTGTATGCTTGACTATCTGAGCAAATCCAAGTAAAAGTATCGGGAAAATCCATAAGTCGGAAGCACTCTCGAGGGGTTAATCGACGAATTTTGTAGTTATCTGCAATTAATCCCTCTTTTTGTGGATTAGGATTAGCTAATAAAGTATCAAAATAATCTTGATTTTTTATTATAAGTTCTTTGTCTTTAAAACTTCCTGTATCTAAACCAGTCTTTTTAAAATATTCTTTGCGCCTTTTCTTTTCTTCTTCTGATCGACCGAATGCAATAACCATTACACCTTGATTGCATTGTGATTTGATTTTTAAGTATTCTCCATCAGTAGGAATTTTTGAATAAGCAGTTAAAACACAATTAGCAGTATTTTTTAATTCTGCATCAGTAAATCCAATTCCACGCTCTGATTTTGTTATAGTACCTATTCGCTCTTCACTCAAAAAATACTTTTCATCAACTTCGCTTTCTAATACATCTTTCAACCGCTTTGTCAAATACTCCTCAGCCGGGAAGCTGAAATTATTATCTTTTTCATCTCGAATACCAATTAAAAAAACACGTTCTCGATTTTGTGGTACTCCGTGGTGCTTTGCGTTTAATACTTTCCAATATAAGTGGTATGGAACTGAATCGGCATAAGGAAATAAAACAGGCGCACCGTTAACAGATTTGCCGCCTAAAAAATTAACCCATTCAGAAAAAGTTCTACCGCCATCATCTGATAATAAACCTTTGACATTTTCAAAGATAAAAAAACGAGGTTGGTTTTCCTGGATAAACTCCAAACTATTAAAAAACAAAATACCTCTTTTGTCCTCTTTGCCCAATCTTTTCCCTGCAAGACTAAACGCTTGACAAGGCGGAGAAGTCATATAAATGTCCAAGGATTCAGATGGTATTTCACGCTCATAAACATTTGTTGGATAATATTCTGGCTCTCCATAATTATGGACAAATGTTTGCCGAGCATATTTGTCCATATCGCAGGCAAATATTTCCTTGTATTCAATGCCGAGCCTGTTCAGCGCTTGATTAAATGCACCTACTCCGCTAAAGTCTGATCCTACTTTTATCATTTTATTATAAATTTAAGCCCCACAAAATGCAGGGCTTTTTTTTATCGAATATTGAGCGAGTAATTTTCTACAATCAAAGCTCCTTGCACTTCCTGACCGCTCTCGAGTGCTTCCTTAATAGCTGTCTTGTTTGGCTCTGTCTTAATGCGCAAAAATTCAGCTCCTAACAAACTTTCATCCGTGATGCTTACTGACTTACTTTTGCGGCTCGATATTGTCACAAATGCCGTTTTAATTTGACCGTGAGCAACAACTGACTCGAGTAGTCTGTCGGCTAATTTGTCGGCTGAGTTTTCGTAGCGTTTCGCCAGATCCTGCAAACGCTTTGCTTCCGCCTTGATCATCTCTGACTGAGACTTTAATTGCTTAATGACATAGACATAGCCCTCGCCCTTAGTAAGTCGCTCAGACTCGGAAATTTCGAGTGCTGCTTCCAGCTCTGGAGTCATCTCGCCTCCGTTGTTTTCAATTTGGCTGTATACTTCGTAAAGTTCAGCGTCGATGTTAAATAGGTTTTTCATAAAATAAGGTTTTAAAAATTTAAAAAAATATTGAGGTTTGTCGGATGCCTCTCCCCGTTGTTTTTTATACAAATATTCCTGCATCCCAAAGTGAGCGCAAAAAATTGTGATGCTCATTGATTACTTTATTTAAAGCATTATTTCTTTTAATCCAAAAACCGTATGGAGCTTTTTCAGAGTTAACATCGATTTTTTCCAATTTTGAAATAGCTTTTTCCATTGCTTCAAGTTTTTTAACTGCTTCGATAGTTGTCATAATAAAAGGTTTTTTGTGTGATTGTTAATTGCTTTCTGAATAACTTGATACAAAGATAGAACTACTTTTTATATTTTTACTCTTTTACCAAAAATATTTTTCGAAAATGTGATTTTTTTTTCTGTTTAGGTCTTTTTTCGTGCTTTTTCCGCACTTTTTGCCTTAAAATACTCAAATTTTGCCCTTAATGCCAGTTTAAAAGCGTCCCTTTTGTCCTGCTCAGATTTCAGACCTTTGTAATTAAGCAGCTCAATACCGTGATTTCTGGCTTCCGACTTCGTGATCAGATCGCTCCACTTCATACCCTTATCAGCTGGGCTGACTGAATAAACACCAATGCTGAGCCTATACTTTGCATAATCGACCGACATTTGACTAACTGCCTGATTTTTTCCCACGTCCCGACTGATTTTCTCCCTGCCAGCGGTGGAGCGCACTTTCGGGCTTATAAAGGTGTGATTTGTTTCGTTGCTGTTCTCAATACAGATAAAAGCCTCAATGTTATTGTCTGCAATTTTATCGATAAATTGGACAAAGTCAATAAAGGTTTTCATTTTCTGAAAGTCTGCGATATTGTCATTTATTACGCAAACGTAAAAACCGTTCTCCCTGAATGCAGGATCTACCCCGATATAAATAATCATTGCTCGCTGGCTTTGACTTCTTCCAAAAATTGCTCCCACGTTTTGCCCTTCATTTTTTTAACCCAATCTTTGCGGATAAAGGCATCTCGGACTGGATGGTAAATGTATTGCACACCCTCCAGGTTTATGCCTCCAAAGTGACTACCGATTGCGATATAAGGTTGTTTCGAGCCTTCCAGAATAACAATTGCTTTTATCATAGCTTTTTATATTTGTTTAGGTAGTTTAAAGTTGCATTTGATTTATACCCCTCTGAGCCTCCGCACCACATTCGAGCGAGTTCTTCATACGTCGGGTATCGTCCGTGCTTTTGTGCAAAGATATGGCAGAAAATGCCCATTGTAGCCCAGAAAACGTGCTTTGATTTTTCAGGGTTAAACATATCATTATGAGAGTAACCGAGTAGATCTGTCATTCCTGAGCCTTTGACGCAAATATTATAAATCTGGTAGCGTCCGAAGCCGTGACCGTTTGCCTCAATTACGCTATCTGTATTATTGGACTCAATTTGTCCAATTTTGCGTATAAACTCGCTGTCGCAGGTGTCTCGATAAACTATCCGCTCAATAACTTTGACTTGTACCTCTGGCTTTTGCTTTGTCTGGATGCAGCCGAAAAGACAGACCGCTAATATTGTAAATCCGATTAGTTGTTTCATTAGATTTGAATGTTATATTTTTTAAAGTATTTTAGAATGTCCTCTGGCGAAATATAGATGTTTCCTTTTGTAAAGCCTCCAGTATAAATAAATTTTAGCTTGTTGCTTCGTTTTGGCATATCAGTAAATTTGAATATTGTACTCAATAGCTCTTTGAGTCAAAAATTTTATTGTTTCCGCTGCTGTCGGTTCGCCAGTTATTTCGAGCCTGAGCAGAAAAAAAAGATCGTGCAGGTTCTGGACAGTTAGATCTTTAATAAACTTGCCAGCGTGCAAATTATGCTCATAAAGTTGGTCGTTTGTGAGCCCAGTCAGGTTATAAATATTTGCGATCATAATACTGCTCCGTTTTGTCGATTAACTGATTGAAAGACTAATTTTTTGACTTCCTGAGTAATCCACTCGTGCTGGTCTGGGTGCACCTGAGAAACCATTGCGACCAGCTCGACAATTAGCCCTACGCTGTCGAAGCTCTGATCATTCAAAAACTCTTTGTCCTCTTTCGAGTTTGGCATCTGTTCCAGAAAGTTTTTTGCAGCGTTCCGCAGGTTTAAAAATCTCATCTTTTGCGCTTGTTTCATCTTTCCTGGCTCCAGTTCCGCAATCGAAAACAAAGTCAGGTTTAAAGATGTGACGAGCAGGTAAGCATTCATTGCTTTGTAGTTGTTCATAGTGTTTTATTCTCTTTTTGATTGTCCGTTTAATTCAATAATATTTAACATTTCCCTGAGCCTATCCACAACCCTGCGATCATATCTTTCTGCAAAAGTACCGAAGCCGAAGTTTTGCGAGAAGCCAAGATTAGTTGTAATATGGAAAACTTTTCCGCTTTTTAAAAATCTTTCGTACAAAATATTAACAAGCTCAGTAAAAATACAAATTTTGTTACCGTAGTGGTTCGCCTTATCCTCAAAGCCTACATCGTCATAGCAGCAAGATCCACGAGTATATTCCGAAAGCACCTCGACACCGTGCTGTTGTACTGCTCGAGCAATTTCTTTCATATCGTGAACTTTAAATTTATTTGTGTTATCCTGAGTAAACTCGCTAAAAACTTGCATTGTGAGGCTTTTGCCAGTTCCAACGTCCCCAAATAGGCAAATTCCTTTTTTTAGGCTGTATTGGCTGTTTTCGTCTTTAATGAAGTAGTTTGTTAGGTTTCGATATATCTCTTTGTCCTTATCGCTCAACATTAGCTCCTTATCAATTCTTTCGAGCTTTGTCCTTAGTATCTTTGATATTTCCTTTCTGGCATCCTCAAAGCTCTTTTTTATGAATACTGGCTGAGTTGGTTTTGGCTTATCAGTTGTTTTGACATACTCCAAATAATGTGCTTTTCTTTTTTCCTGCTCCTCTGTTAATTTATAACTATTCCTTTTGTCTTTAGCTTCCTGCAAAGTCTGGATTGTTTTTGCTCTTCCGCTCATAGCCTCAGCCAGTTGCTTTTGTAGCTCTTCGAAGTGGTTTTCTCTATCAGTCCATTGACCTTTTGCTTTTTGCTCCTCGACAAATTTCTCGTAAACTTTTTTGTTATAATCTTGATCATTCATAATTAGAAAATTTTATAATTTAAAGGTTGAGGTACATATCCATTATCTGAGTTTGTGTTGGTATTTGTTTTGTGTTTATTTTTTTCCTCTTGCATTTTTGGGAGCTTATCAAATATGATACCTTGATAATTATTTCCGATACAGTCTAAAATAAGCTCATTAAGTAATTTTGCATCGTACAAATCGACATATTTTGATATTCTATTGATAAGTATCTGAACACTTGTATTTTCTTTATAAGCTTGTTTTTTTTCAATTTTGTATTTTAAGAAAATTTCAAAAGTTGCTTTTAGCTCATCATCAAAGTTAATCGGGAAAGTATAATCATAATTGTATTTCTTTTCTTTTTTTGAAGTGGAAGCAGATTTTTTAAAATCTGTACTTTCTTTATTATTATTATCTATTATTATTTCTTTATTATTATTAACTCTATTATTATTTATTAGCACTTTTGTAGAAACTTGATTGTCCAAAATCTCTAAACTTGTTTCTACATTTTCGCCAGACTTGTTTGTACTTTTTGGATTAACTTGATTATCCTTTTCAGCTATACAAGTTTCTCCCTTTTGTAGAACCTGAGAAAGTCTATAGATACATTCGTTATCAATGCAAAAATATTTCTTAGCTGGCAATCCTTTAAGCTTAGTTTTAATCAATCCTTTGTCCTCTAATAATCGCAAACATCTTAATTGAACTTTTGCAGAAAGAGTTGTATTGAGCTCAATCTCGTTTTGAGTTCTATAAAAATAACCGTCTTGAATTTCGTTTTTTTCGCTCCAGTAATCTTGAGCGCCTGCGAGATCTGAATATAAAATTGCAGTTTCAATGTCCGTCAATCTTATAATTTCCTTGTTTGCCATAAGGAAAGCAGTTGAGCCTATCATTTTTAATACATTCATTTTGATATGTTAAAAACAAAAAAAACCCGAGATAATCTCCAGCAGTAGCAGTTGCCTTTGATTAAATCGGGTTAAACCTTATTTTATGACTGTCGAATTTAAGTTCGCTGCTACTCAAACGTAAATTCTATACGCAAATATAGAAATAATTTTCTAAATCAAAGTGTTTTTTCAAAAAAATCTTTCAGATCCTGAGTAATTACAACCCTTTGCAGGATAGCCGCCGCCATTAGCTGTTTAGTTAATTTCAGCCTTCCGATGTTACTGCCAATCTTTCGCCTACTTTCGGGCAATAACTGGACGCATATTTTCCTAAGCTCTTGCAATTCCTTCGCCTGCCAGTCGGGAGCCGACCTCCGCCAATTTTTGCAGTAAGCAGCCAAAAGCATAGCGCAAAGATCCCTTTTATTGTGTCCTTTTTCCTCGCCTTTTTTCGGACGCCCTGCATTGATGCCAGAGGAATAAACACCTATTGCGTCGCTGGCTTCATCTGTAAGCATAACAGTAAGCGATCTGACGTTATCCAACGCCTCCCTTTCGGGAAGCGCTGGGTTAGTAATCTTTTCAAGGGTGATATGCACCGAGTCAGTATTTTTTAAGATAGTGAATTTCATAAGTTATTTTCGATAAATTGTTTTTGTTCTTTTGTAAGCTCAAATAAATCTAAGTAGGTGTCTTGTTTCTCTGGGTTATTTATAAGCCATCCTAACAACTTTTGAAGCTCCTCGATAGTATTTACTTTCTTCTTAGGTTTAAGTTGCTCAGATTTGATTTTAGACCCTTGTCCATCGTCGTCAGCATCTACTGAAATTCCCAGCATTGCAGAAATAGCATAGCGCTTCGCATAGGTAATGCCGCCCCCGAGCTCCTGCAGCGCATTTGTGCCCTTGTTTCCGCTCATCGGGTGGAATGGCATATCAGTCTGGATATATTGCCCTGAGACGTGGTAAATAGTTGTAACAAGATAATCGCCAGCCAATGCCTGCACAATCACTAAACCGTGCTTTGTGAGGATCGGGCGCACTGTGTTGAGGATATTATCCAAAGTCAAATATTTGTTCCTCAGGTGCTCGTTTTTTCCGTCCTTAATGAGCTTAGTATTTTGAAATTCTAAGTTAAAATTAACCATTGCTAAAATAAGATCTGCAATGTTTTCAGTTTGTTTGTAGTTCATAAAAATAAGGTTTTGAAATTAAAAAAATGCAGTTGATCGGATGCTGCTCCCCGATTTATGTTAATAACCTCTATCGTAAAACATTTGATTTTCATCGTCAATAATACGATCTATTTTCTCGAGCGAATATCTGTCCTCGTTTTTTAATTTTGGTACTACTTTTTTGATTGCCTTTCCAGTAAGCTCCTGAATTTGCAATAATTCGGTGTGAGTAATTTCATAAAGCTCAATAATTGACCTAATGCTTTGTTCGTCATTTTCTGCCAATGCGATAAATAAGTTAAGAATTGCATTTGATACCTCGTTTTGAGTATAAGCGCATCCCCAAATAAGTCTGTGATAAATTTTTAAAGTTTTCATAATTATAAGGTTTAAAGTGTAAAAAATTCGCTTTGTTTGTAACTTGATACAAAAATAGAACTACTTTTTTTAATAAAAAAGCTTTTGACAATATTTTTTTTCAAGATGTGAATATTTTTTTTGTCTAAAGCTCAAAAGTGCGATAAAAGCGTCCTTTTACCCCCTCGATTTATTTTTTTAAAGACCTGATTATCTCGTCCTTAGCTTTCAATTGTTCCGTCAATAGGTCTTTGTGCTCTTTGTGGATCTCTTGAAATTCGTGCATCGTGCTTTTGTGTTCCTGCCTGAGCTTTTCTGTTTCCTGATAAAAATCTTTTGACTGGACTTTCATTTGCTCTTTCATTTCCTTAAGCCAAAACCATAGCACCGCCACGACTCCAAACTTTGATATGATTTCGAAAATAGTTGACTCGATTGCAACCTCAGCTCCAGTAAATAAGAATAGCCCTGAGAAAGCAGCGACGTCTACAATAATACTTTTGTCCATTTGTTTGGGTTTATAATCTATGAGGGGTAGGTACCTGACCCACCAAAAGTTTATATTTTTATTGTTTTTAATTTGCTTTATAGGTAGTACCCAGTTTTCGTCAGCATCTTTTAAAGGAGTAAAAATCTTTTTATGGTCGTATTTCTCGCCCTCCAAAGCTTCTTTCTCGTCCTCATCTAATAAACCGACCTTTTGTTTGCACATTGCATTAAACAGCAAATTGAGCTAACCAAATATTTACCATATCGGGAACATCGGCATCGTCCCAAGTGTCAGTATAAGGCATATTTTCAGCACGTACACCGAACTCAGCCGATGCAGTTGTTAGCAGTACATCAACACCTAAAAGTTTGTCAAGTGCCTTATCTGAAATTGTGTTAAGGTTTATTGATATTGCAGGGTCTGTAATTTCTACTTGAAATTGTGGAAACTTGTATGTCATTTTATTATTTTTTTATGTTATGAAAGTGTTGTTCCTGTTACTGTGAAAGTGCGGACAGCAAAATATCTCATTGATGATGATGTTGTTTTTCCTGTTGATGCAATAACAGCTGTGTTATTTACAAAAGTTTGAGCAGCCGTTGTTGTAACTGCATTTGTAGTTGAACTCCAATAAGTGACTGCTGTTGCAAGTGAAAAAGGTGAATAAGACAAATATCTGCTTGCTGGTAATGACCAATTACAAATAGAAATAATTTCATTTATATTAGGTAATCTCCACCCAGTTGTAAATGTGCCTAAACTAACTGCTAATGCTCCATCAATTGAATTATCCCACGTAATATTTACACCATTATCGGTTCTTTTATACCCCAAAACCGTAGTGCCATTATAAGTTGACCAATCTATTACAATATTATTTGTATAAGTTTGTCCGCCTAATTCATCGGTAAAACGATTTGTATTTCCGAAAACATTATTTTCTGCTAATACCGTAAAACTTGTATTTCGACCTGCTTCCAAATCTCCATCATCACCTGTTCTAAAAGACGTTGTTTGTCCTGTTTTCATCAACTGTGCTGTACTTCTACTTACAGCAGTTGCAACCGCTTTTATATAGTTCCCTATCATAATTTATGCTTTTGTTATGTTTAGATTTGTTACCCCTGCAACCGATGCCGTTACCGTAATTTTACTACCTACTGCAATAGTATTTGTCAGACTATAAGCAGCTCCATCGTCTAAAATTGTAATTGTCGGAGCGTTTTTTATATTTGTAGTAGTGTTTATTTTTAGGTCGTATGGTGCGTAAAAATCCACCGTTAAGGCATCCATAAGTTCAACAGTATAAACAATGCCACGATTAACCCAAAGTGAGCCGTTATACTCTAAAAAATTACCATTTGCAGGCGTTGTGATACTGACATTATGCAATTCATCAAGCTCATAGCCGTTGTCGATTTTAACGTAAATCTTACCATTTACAGCGTGAGCATATTCGACATATCCAATCCTAACTTCGTGAATAGGTGCCGATGGTTTTACGTTTGTTATCGCCCCAAAAGTAGTACCACTCAAATAAAGCGAATCACCATCTGCCCACGTTTCGCCCTGCAATGAACCCGAAGTGTTTAGGTTTTCAATTGTGCCAGTGGTCTGAATAAAACCCTCTTGATTTTTATTTATATTCTCAGCAACTATACCGAGCGTTCCTGCCGAGTTAATATCATTATCTGCTCTTGCAAGCTTTACAGAAAGTCTTTGACCAGTAGCACCAGCCACAACACAAACCTGATAATTTGAAGCTAATAAATCAACATTTGGAACGGTCTTATTTACAACTTTTGCAAATTCTTGAGTTCCAATTTGAAGCTTTACAGATCCACCGCCAAGACCAGCTAAAAAAGTACCATAAGCACTATTATAAGTAACTTGAGCAGTTGAAGGATTTGTATTACTTGCTAAATTAAAAGCAATTAAATCAGTATTTAAAAGGTCGTTATTGTTTAGGTTTATGTCGTTAGCTCCTGCAGTATTGCCAGCAATTAAGACCGTCGCTAAATCGTCACCACCGCCCCCGCTTAACTCAAAAAAAAAAGAGGTCGAAAGTAAAGCGACTAAGTCAAAAGCATTGCCAGAAAAAGCAACTGCAGCGGCTGGCTCGACCTGAGTGTTAGCAATCTGACTGGCAAAAAGCGAGTGCCATTGATTGAAGCCAAATTTAACAATAACTTCGTCCGTTCCTTTTACGTCTAAGGCATTGACATTAACAAAAACCTTTTGGATATTGCCAGCGGCATCCGTTAAAACGACGTTGCCAGTCGATTGTTTTATTATGTTCATATTAGTAAAATAAAATATTAGTTGAAGTATTTTTTTTCGTCTCGCACGTATGGCAGTGCTTGCCAGTCATATTAAAATAGCCACATCCGCAATCTGTATGGCAGTGCCCACAATCGTCCTCGCACGGGCAATTTTTAGCGTCAAACAAAGGCAAAAGCGTCTTATTAGCACAAAGGAAGTTTTCAATCAGTGGCTTTAAATTATCAATCCTTTGCATCATATTATCTTGCAGGAAGCGCACACCATTAACCCCAGCATTTTGAGCGAACTCGCTGTCATTTTGATAAATTCCCTTTGAACTAACTTGAATAGTCAAATAAGGCAATACTTCATAATAAACAGCATAGGCAGTATACCTAAGCAAAAAGTCAGTCCAAAGCGTTTCATATATCGCAGGAGCGGGAGCTATAAATTTATTGACAATTGCCCCGACAGCTGGATTGTAATTGCTCTCTAATGGGTTTTGTTGCAAAATCATATCATTGTATAAGGCAACGCCCAAAAGTGGCTGTAAAAACCTTTCCTCGCTGTCCTTAATGTGCGGGCTTATTTGATTAACATCAAAGCGAGCCGTAACTGGAGCAGGTCGATAAATTCCAGTGTTGACAACTTCGCCTGGCTTAATTAGTGTTTGCATTTTCTGTATTTATTTGCTCTTGTTCTATTTGTTGAAACCCTAACTCCGCGCGCATCTCGTCAACGGTCAAAATATCTTTAATCGGAATATCCCCAGCAAAAGATACTGGCATTGGCTTCGCTATATCGACCGCAATATTTGACCAGTCAAAGCCTAACCATTTTGCAGCGTCCTGAATAACTGGATTTAGGAACTTTGTTAAATATAGCCTTTGCATTGGACGTATGACAGTATTATAAACTATGTCGAACTCTGAGCGGATCTGCTGGTTAGTTCCTAAGCTGCCCGCAGTTCTCAATCCCGTGAGCGACACCGACCAACGATGTGCCGCAATGATATTAGTCTGAGCCATATTTTGTAAATTCAAAAATTCGCCCTCGTTGCTGCTATTCAAAACTTGAACGTCACTTTTATAAGTCGGATCTCTTAAAGCCTGAATAAACATTTTAGAGTTGTTCCCAGTGCCCGTGAAACAATCTTTCATTGCTCGGACTACTTGTTGAGCTTCCTCTTGATTGGCTGAGCCAAACAACGAAATAATAGCCGAAGGAGTGAAACCATTTTCGAACTTTGATTGGTTGAATTTTGGTATTCTATACTCAAGTTCCGCCCAGATCTTAGCGCTCACCCAGTCAGGAATACCCCAATAAACAAGTGTCGGCTCATAATTTTTTAAATGTACGATTGACTTTTCAACCCCTCCGATTTTCTCAAAAACTGGAAAGATAGGTAAGTCAGTCACATTTTGCGGAGTGATCTCCCACGCCTCTTCGAATTCGTCCGACACACCTATATGAGTAGGATAAATACTATCTTTTGCAGCCTTTCGAGGTCGGCACCAGTTAATCGGTAAGCAGCGCAAATAATATTTTTTTGTCTGACCTACTTTAATCCTTTGAACTTCGATAAAGGCATTGCCAAAGCTCGCAAAATCTTTGCAAATTTTAGCTGTAAGTTCCTCGACATTCAACCCCTCTGGAGTTAATAAAGTAAGCCAATCATTTAAAGACTGGATCTGCTCCTCAGTTATTTCCTGAGCCTCTGCCTTTGCTGTTTTTAAACTTGCAAGCATTGACATTGTAGCAGCGGGTACCGTATAAAAGCCATCACCACCGAAATAATTAACTTTTTGCTGAATAATGCCTGCAGTGGTCGGGCTATTGTTACAAATTGCCTGCAATCGGTCGAGCCTGCAAAGGTCATAAGTCGAAAAGGGTACATATTCCCAGACCGTACGATCTAAAATTTCCTTAGTCGGCTCCCGAAAAATGTCGTCCACTTTAAACGGATGCACTCCCGAATTGAGAGAGCCCCACGCGTAAACGTCTGTTTTTGGCTTATTTTCGCCCGATATAACGGCTTTTCTTCTACTCATTATTATTGTCTGTCGTTTCTGCTTTAAAGTTGTCTACTGGCTTGTTTTTTGGCTTTTTACCTACCAACTCAACACCTTTAAAACCTATATGATATAAGTGCTCGAGCTGCTCTTGAGTTGCCTTTGACAAATGTACGGTAAAATTTGTATTATAAACCGTGCAATCGATGAATTTTTCTTTTACTTTAAACATAAAAACAGATTTTTAATTTAAAAAAGGGAGAGGATAAAAACCCTCCCCCTCCGTATGAATTTCCCCAAAATCCAATAATTAGACTGGAATATTTACTGTCGAAGCCAATGGAATAGCTTGAACGGTACCGCGTGAAGTCAAAGTAATAGTTGACTGGTTTTGGTCGTTGATCGCTGTTCCAGTAACTGTTTCGAAGTTAGTCAGCTGAGCAGGGTAAGCAATGCCCAAAGTTGTTAAAACATCTGGAGCGCCCCACATCCAGCGAGTGCCGTTGTTCTCTTCGTGAATTACGATAAAACCGCAGCAACAGTCTTGTAATTCCTTAATAGCCTCGCGAGTTGCCAAAGCGTGGCACGGAAATACAGCAACCAAAGTTTGAGTAATTACAGTATTACAGTTTACTCTTTCGCCAGTTTCCGTAAAGTTGGCAGTCTCCTGATAAGGCTCAAACTCATAGAATTTAGTAGCGCCTACCATTGTGATCGTGTCAATTTCGCCAGCCGTGATGTTTAAAGCGGATACGTCCTCTTTCGAAGCGACCCAAAACTTAGCTAAACCACCAGCGCAGGCGTTTGCGCAATCTATTGTTAAACCTGTTGTTAGACAGCTCATATTTATATTTTTATTAGGTTAAAAAATTAGTATGCAACCGTGATCAGGTCTGAATGCTTGTAGTTGAAACCAAGGTAAAAACGTGATTTCACTTTCAATTTCTCATCCTCCTCATCGTGCCAAGCAATTGCCTGATTGATCGGGTTAGCAATGTCAGTACCCAAAACAAAGTTTGTTCTCTCAGTGTAAAGTACAAAGTTAGCATCTTGCACATTCAAATAAGAGTCTGCATATTGCTGCCAGTCGTACATTGGCTTAACCTCAATGCCATTAAACGTCAATCTCTGAGCGCCATTTGTAAGGAGTGTCAAGTGAGCCGCAGAGCTTACACCATTATTTTGCAAATCCTGCAGGTATTGTCTGTAAACATTAGCAGATACCAAAAGCACTTTTTGAGCCTCAGGAACAGCCGCCAAAACATTAGAGCTATTTTCCCAAACTGCAGTAAGTAGGTCGATACCGTCACCAGCTCCGAGCGGAGTACCTGAGTTTGAATTGATATAAGGAACTAAGTTGCCAGCAACCAATTGCGGAATATAAACAGACCACATACCGTCAGTTATGTTAACAGCATCGTCCACGCTTGCTTTGTTACCAAAGAAAGCAACTTTCAACATCTGTTTGCGCAAAGCCTGCACCATTCTTGTCATAAGGATCTGCATAAAGATAGTGCCCTCTAAGTTGCTGCTATTGCTGCCAGCTTTGAGCTTTTGCTTATAAACAGTACCGACAAATTCGTCATAACAAAGCTCGAGGTTTACTTTGATTTCGTCTACTTCGATACATCTTTCAAACAAGCCGAGTGAACCCTTTGGAGTCCATCCGCAACCGCCTGACAGCTGCATAATATCCTCCATAGCGCCAACGTAGCCAATTTGTTGTTTATTGTTTACGAGTACCATTGTCTCGAAAATGTCTTCTATTTCAGCGTCAAAAAATACAGGTTTAAAAAGCATTTCCTGCGCCTGAGTGCCTACAAGTCCTATTCTGAACTGTCCAGCTTCAAAAGTTGCCATATATTTAAAATTTTGATTTGTGAGTTAATAAATTAAACAAGTGTCCAAGTTACTGTCAAAGTAATAGAACCTCCGTCGCTTACAAAGTTAATATCCCCAGTCTGAGCACCTGCTCCGAGATTGCCGTCAGCAACCGCAGACAAAGTGTACTTGTTGCCTGGATAAATTACACCTGCAAATTGTGGAAGCGTCGCACTAAGTACGTCAGCAACTGGAGTTGCACTTGCAACGGTCAAAACCGTAAAGCCAGTATTATGCAATTCAACTTGGAAAGGAATATCCGCACCGTCTGGGAAAGATCCGAGCGCCAAAGTTGTAATGCCAAGTGCACCGCCAACTGCTGAAAGAGAAAGAACTGGATTAGCCAGAGCCTCAGTGTCAATTGACAAACTTCCGCCGTTATATGCAAAGCTAAATTTCTTAGTACAATCGCAACCGAGCAAATCGCTTTCTCCGATACTGATCTCGATAATTACTGACCAGTCAGAGCCGTTAAGACCAGTTACATCAAGTGTAAGCTCGTCAACTACACCAGTGCCAACTGCAGTAACGAAATTACCTTGACCGTCTGTAATTTGAACCTTTACATATTTTGTATCGTAGTCATCAGTTGGAGTGTTAAACTCAATTGTAGTCACACCTTCAACGGTTGTCATATCCAAATCGAGCTGAATATCGCAGCAACCGCCACAATCCTCAATTTTTAGGATTTCAGCATTGGCAGCATTAGCCAAAGGATTTGTGCGAGAGAAAAAGAACTCCTCGCTGTTCCCCTCCTGATAAAAGTTTTCTTTATTGAATGACATTTTATATTAGTTTTTGATAAGTGAGTTAATGAATTTTGAAGCCTGCAAAATTTGGTCCTGAGTGAAACCGATTTCAGCAGTTTTTTCCGCTTTTACGTCGCTTTTATAGCTAATTTTCGCCTGAATTTCAGCCTCCAAAGCTTCGAGTTTGAGTTGTTTTTCCTCGAGCTGTTTGTCCAGAGCATCGATTTTTGCCTCCAATTCGGCTTTGTCGTCGCTCTTAACTTCCTCTTTTGCGTCAATGGCTGGCTCTTCGGCTTTTTCCTCAACAACGGGAGCCGTCTCGACTTCCTGCTCAGTTATTTCAGCCTTAAAACCAAACATATTAGCGAGTTGCTGGAGAAAAGTCTTTTTTTCAACTTGCATACTGTTTTTAATTTTATTTGGAATGTTTTTAAATTTTGCCTCCGCTCTGATCATTGCGTAGGTTTCTTCATATATAGAGTTTTCGTCTTTTTTTTCTTCGACTATGCTGTCAATAAAACCCATTTCGAGCGCCTCATCTGCAGTCAACCAAGTTTCAGCCGACATCATTTTTTTAACTTCCTCTAAGGTTTTCTCTTTACTGCCTCCGATCAACTTTCCTTTGCTTTCGAGCTGAGCCGTATAAATCGCAGCCATTTGCTCGTCAAACATTCTTAAAAGCTCGATTGTCTTTTCAAGCTCAAAGACGTTACCTTCAACACCGCCCCAGCTATTATGCATCATAAAAAAGGAGTTTTTAGTCATTTCCTTTTTCTTTCCTGCCATTAAGATAATTGTCGCAGCACTGGCAACAATCCCGATGCCTCTCGTTGTGGTTTTACCTGGATATAAAGCGATCATTTCAGAGATTGCCATTCCCTCGATAATAGATCCGCCAGAGCTTGATATATTGATAAGCACGTCCTGACCGCCAGCCTCATTCAAAGCCTTTTTAACCGTGTCTTTCGTTTCGGTGTCTTTGCTGCCTATTGTGCCAAAAATGTTTAATTCAAACATTGATTTATAGATTTTGAACAAAAATAAATACTCATTTGCTCACAAAAAAACGATAAATAAAAAAACCGCTACCCAGTTAAGGATAGCGGCAAACTTAAAAAACTAATGGAATTGCTACATACAAAGACAAATATAAATCTTTATTTCAGATCATAGCGCCAAAGCTTATTTTTTTCAATTACTGAGATTAAAATTTCGGCGTATTTTGGATGCGTTGCATATCCGCATTTTTTCAAACCTCGTGCCCAACTTTTATAATCAGTCCTTTTGAGTTTTGTCAGGTGTCTGTAATGCCTTGACGTTAACAGTCTGGAGTGATCCCGATATGACCACCAAGCGGAACGGTACACAACAAACCTATCTTTCGGAGTGTCATCTTTGTAAACTGCATACTTTTCCTTTCTGCCTTTATACCATTTGACCCCGAAATGGTTATTGTGCTTTTTAGCCAGACTTGACCGTCCGCAGTTGCTTTCGATTATTCCCTGAGCCAAAGTTATACTGACTGGAATATTGTAGAGCCTCGCTTCCGTTTGCGCTGTCTTTAAATACCTTTCGATGTATTGCTCAATGTGATTTTTTGGAGGCTGTTTTTTTAGCGCTGGAAAGGTTGCCGCTGATAATAGCAGCGCCGTTAAAATTAAGATTGCTGTTTTCATTGTGTGTTGTTTAAAAGTTGTTCGTTTAGCTGTTTGATTGTTTCTTTAAATCCAAATGGGAAGCAAGTATATTCCCAAAGATAGAACTCACATTGCTCGTCTGTCCAGTCGGGTTTAAAATATTTTACCCATTCAATGTAAGTCATATCATTTGCCATTGATAATGTTAGCTCTTCCATTGTGTTGTGTTTTTAAATTAAAAAATGCGTTTTTGAATTATCCCCAGAACGCTAACTGTGGCAACATACGATTTGGAATACTTAGTCGTATTATCTTCGGTCCATACTCAGCGCTAAGTAGAGGGCTTATAAGTTTCAATTTCTTGTTTTACCATTTGCCAATAAATATACAAAAGAACATATTCTTCTGCGTCAATGCTATTTATAATTTCTTCAACTGCTATCAAAGCACATTGTTTAGCTAAGTCATTTATGACAAATCCGTTAATACTATATTTAGCACTTAACAACTCTTTAATGTAATAATGGATTAACTCCTTTGCTTTTTCTTTTGCTGTCATTTCAAAGGTTTTTTGTAGGTTTCATTGTAGTATTGTTCGCCATCTCTTTCATCTTCAAACCAACAGTCTTTTGCATCTATTATCTGCTGCTTTTCCATTTCTTTAGCTTGTTCAATTATTTCATAAGCTAAATCAAGATATTCTATTCCATTATCTGTTAATTCATCTATTAACCATTCTACTGCTGTCATTTCAAAGTTTTTATTTCCGTAATGGAGTCGTTAACAAAAAAGATTTTTAAAGTGTCTGAGCCATTGAAAGGCTGCTCGGGTGCCTTGTATTCCTGCTGAAACTCGCAGCGTAATAATTGCCATACCAAGATAGATAAAATTATTACCGTGATTAAATCTTTCAATCCTTTGTTATAAAAGGGTAAAAAGTAGCGACCTGCTCTCTCGTACGTCTGCAGATAAAAGCGTCTTTGTGCGCCCGCTGCCAAGTTGCGATCATATAGTCCGCTTCCATTTCAGTCTCGTAAACAAACATAATACGATAATAATCCCCGACCTGCTCAACCATAGCTTTGTCGAGCGTACACATAGCAAGATGCTCGGCTCTAATATATTGAGGTGTCTTTGTGCTCATTATCTGGATGCAGTACAAAGTGTCCGAGCTTTGAGCCATTGCGCTAACTGAAAGCGCCAAAATAAAAAATAAAGTTTTCATAAAAATAAGGTTTTAAAAATGATAAAAAGTGTTTAGAAAGGAAGTTCATCGACATACTCGACCAACTTCGCCAATATTTTTCTTTGGAGTTCGTGCTCACCTGCATTCATATACTCCGCAGCCTCTGCAACGTCTTGCTTTTTGTGACCGTTGACTTTAAGCTCAGTTATAAAATGCTTAGTTGTCATATTGACAAACAACTCGTCTGGGTGCTTAAAAAAGTCTGCTCTAACTTCGACGCAATACTCCCAGCCTGATGCATAATGATAAAATAATACTTCGCTATGTTTAATGTCTGGGGCGATCAGTCTGTCTCTGGGTATAAAGTGCCGCAAATTTTCGCCTTTGTAAGTGTACTCAATAATAGCACGTTTGTTGAGGCTTTTTTCGTGTGTCAGCTCGACAACCTTAACAAAAAGTAATTGATTGCTGTAGCCAGTTTCGAGCGAGTGGTGTGTGATTTCTGCGAATGCAAACATAGAAATAAGGTTTTTAAGTTTTAAAAATTCGGTTTTGTAGGCTTACCGAAAACCTTTGATGTTTTAGTTAAGTTTTAATCCGTATTCTTGTGGGTTATCAATCATATAAATTGCAGATTCTAAAGCATTTTTCTTTGAATAACTATAATCGTCAACATTGCCGTTGTTAATTTGGGAATACCACAAATTATTATCAAAATCGGTTTTGCAAATTTTAATTTCTTGTCCTTTGTATTCAGTTACATAATAACCTGAAGCTAATTTTTTCATTTTTAAAGTTGTCATAATCTTAGTTTTTTAAAGTTTTAAATAATTCTCTTTCGTTTTATGTTGATACAAAGATAGAACTACTTATTTAATAAAAAAACATTTTAGCAAAAAACTTTCTTGAAATTGTAATTTTTTTTTCATTTCGCCTAAAAATCGAAGTGATTTGGCAAAAAATATCCCGAATGATTGCTCAATATGTTATAAATTGCCGTTTCCTCAACTGGCAAAACCTTTGTTAATTCAGTAACGGCAACCGCCTTTTTTTCGTACCGTTCCAAATATTCTGGATAGACCTTAATAACGACATAGCGATTGATCACCGATTGCCTTACAATATTGTATTTTAGCAAATAAAAAATAATCGCTTGCAGGTTTTTGATTTCCCCGAGCTTTTCCTCCAGTTCAGCAGCTAATAAGTGACAAAATAAGCGCCTCGAGTTTTTTTGCCTATCCCTTGTTAGGTTTATGATCATAGCTCTAAATTTCTGAAATACATAATAACTTTGCCTTTGCAGGCTGAACAGCTTAAATCCTTTTTCATTCGCTTCTCGACATTCTCGCCTCTCTGAAATACTTTAATAAACCGATAATAAAAGTAAAACATTCTTTCGAGATCTGAATAAGGTATTAACATTGCTGACTTATTGCGCTCGATTATTTGCTTAACCTCTGGCAGGTGTTCCGCTGGAATTTCTCTAATATACATATTAAACTATTTTAAAATGATGCTGTCGCTCTGATTTCTTTCCTTTCGTTACGCCCTTTTTCCACGTCGTCGTCCGTGCTGGCTGTATAAATAACTTGCAGGCGGTCAATTCGCCCCTGAGTTTCCAAAACAAGGTCTTGCATAACTTTAAATCTATTTTGTTCCTCGCCTGCTCTGTTGAGGCTATCTTGCAGGAATGCAGAAGGAGCGCCCACAACCCCACCGAGCGCAAAGTTTGGTATCCGTGCCGCCTTAAGTGTCGAGTACCCTATTCGCCTTTGCTGGTCTTGATTAAGCACGACCTCGCCAGTCTTAAGCGTTGCCAGTACATTATCTCCATTACTAAGGGGCTTTATATTTCCTGAGCTTGTCACACGCCCACCATTAGCAAATTGCACTACCTCCCCGCTCAACTTACCAACTACTCCGCCCTTTGCAAGTGGCTGAGCTGCGATAATAGCAGTCTGAGCAGCGCCAGCAATACCGACCGCAATGGCACCAGCTAAACCAGTAGTGGCAAAAGCCCTTGTTACTCCTAAAGCTGTGTTAATAATAGACTGAATAATCGCCAGAGCTTTTTCTTTTTTTGCTGCTCTTTTTGCCGCTTCCTCTTTTGCTTTTTCGATTGCTGCCTGATTTGCTATTTCAGCATCGAGCTGCTCCTGATAAAAACGACGTCTTAATCCCGTACTATTTTCGAGTTCCTCTTGAAGCCTTTCCTGTCTTTGTTGACTGCGCTCAATATCCGCATCGAAAGCCGCTTGCTGCCTTTCATTTGCAACGGCAAAAGCCTCCCCGATTAAATCAATACCCTCTTTAAAATATTCTAAAACCTGAGCGAATTGATCCTGCCTAATCTTTGTCTGTTCAGCTGCATTTTTCTCGACGTCCTCAGTTTGTTTTCGCTCCTGCTCCGATAATTCAGTAAATAATTTTTGTCTGGCTAACAAGATTTTATCATATTCATCCTGAGTAATTCCAACTTTTAGCTTTCCGTTTTCGTCTAATAGCTGAGCCTCCGCATCATTAAAAGCCTGAATTTGGTTTCTTATATTAGCAATTTTATCGATTGTCTCCTGCTCGCTTGCAAGTTTCATCAACTGCTCCTCTTTTTTGGCATCTGTTTCCTGAGCCAAAGCCTTATTCAAATTCTCCTGATTTTTGAGCTGGGTCATTTCGCCTTTTTCCTGAATGAAGTTTATTTCCTCAGTTAGGAAGAAGTCCCGCAATTCTTTTAATTTGTCCGCCTGCTCTTTTGCTTTGTCAAGTTGCTTTTGATTTTCGTCGGAATTAACTTTGTCGATCGCATTATTCTTTTGGATTTCGTATTGAATAAGGATTTCCGCCTGAGCCTTTGCAACCGCTTCGATTTGGATAGTGTTGTCCTTTCTTGCTTGTATTACTTCTTTCGATCCATCCCCAAAAGTTTTGATTAACTCTTTCTCCCTTTGCTGAGCTTGTAAAACTAAATCGTCATACTGCTTTTGGAGTCCTGCCTTTTGTTGGTCAAAGTTGTTATTTATTTCAGCGAGTTCACGTTGGTAGCCGTCTTTTATATTTTTAATTCTTTCCTCAATAGCTTTTGCACTAAGGTCGGACAGAAGCGCTGCCCTTTGTTTTGCGTTTTTCTCCTCGTCCTCTTGAAACTTTTTCCGATCCTCAGAAAGTTTTTTTGCACTCTCAGCCGCTGCCTCTTGCTGTTTCTTTAATAATTCGAGATCTACCTTTAAAAGTTTTTGTTTTGTCTTTTTTTCCTCCTCAACTTGTACGACATTGCCCGCTTTTTTTGCATCGTTATAACCTTTCGAGAATGCCTCTGCAATTGTCATTCCTGCCTTTCCGATTTCCGCTTGCTGCTTTCTTAAATCCTCAATAGCGGTTTTAACATTAGCACCGAAAACCCCTTTAACTTGTTCCGCAAATATTTGAGCCTCCAAAAACAAAGATTGAAAGGTATTAACAAAGGTCAATCCGACTTGCTGCAATGCAGAAACAACGCCAGCAAAAACATTAGGTATATCATTAAATACAGCAATAACATTTGTAATCGCAGCACCTACATTTGAAAATACTGATTGCAAAAATGGACTTTGCTTTATTACATTGGCAACAATGTCATACCAACTCGCAAAGGTATTTAATAAAATTGGAAAAAGTAGGCTTATCATTGTGATAGGCATCAATAAAACCCTCACAGCAGCACTAAATAAATTTATTTGTACACCACCAAGTTTTAAATTTTCGAATACCTTAGTGAATGAAGTCGATAACCTGGTGAACCCATCTGTCAAAGGCTTAAAAATGTCGATTATTTCCGCAATAACAAGGAAAAAACCTGTCTCAAGTTGTTTGCCAAAATTACTAATTCCTCCAGTCGATTTTTCAATCCTTTGCGCTGTTTCAATTTGCGACAATGCAAGCTCCCTATTCGTATTAACCGCATCCATATTTTTTTTAGAAAACTCTGTAATCTCACCGCTTGCACTTTGAAATGCCTCTGGATATTCCGTTATCGCTTTAAGGTAATCGTCAGCATTCCCACGCCCCTCGACAAGCGTACCCTCTAATTTTTTTAAAGCCTCCTCAAAGCTAATTCCTAAATTTTTACTAAGCGATTGAGCCGCTGCGGATATTGTTCTCGCATCTGTATTAAAAGTCTCAGCCAGTGCCGTTGTCGATGCTGTCAGCGTGTTAAGGTCTTCATCGTAGGCTCCAGAAAATTCAGCAACCGTGTTTTTGGTTTCGTTAATTTTGGAAATGAACTGGTCGAGCTTTTGGATAGCCTGCCCGATTAACTTTGCACCCTGAAAAGCTACAAAGCCACCGATTAAAGCCTTACCAAAACCGCTTAACTGCCCCTCACTATTTCTTAATTGACTTGAAAAAGCCTCAAATCCTGGTATAGTTTGATTTAAAGATCGTGTGAGCCTGCCTAATGTTTTAGGATAGTTACCGACATTTCGCTGGAACTGCCCGACCTGACCGTCTACATTTTTAAGCGTTTTATCGAGTTGTTGGATTTCTTTTTGCATTTTGTCCAACTCCTCAGTCGTTTTTGAGCCGTCTAAAGCCGCATTTTTAAACTCTTTCCGTAATTTATTGAGCTTTGCCGCCAGTGCATCGTAGGCACCGACCGCTTTTTCTGGCAAAAATGACTTGTTTACATCATCCTGAGCCTTTTTAAGTGCCTTTTGTTGTGCCGTTAATTGCCCCAGCGTTTGGCTTAAGTCTTGAAATTCTTTATTGCCCTGCTCAGTTGACTGATCCAGAGCGTTCATTGCCTCCTTTGTGGCTTTTATTTCAGCATTTAGCTGGTTTATTGACTGTATTCCATCAATCGAAATAGTAAAACCGACTACTGTATTGGACATTTTATACTGTGTTTATTTTTGCTTCTAAAATTGTGCTTTGAATATTGGCATCCGCCCCAACTTCCTTATTATCTAAAACGAAATACGTCTTTGTACTTTGATTTTTCGCCACGTCAAAGGTATTTATTTCTTGCAGGATATAAGTATTGTTATTTATGAAGATTTTGTCTCTAAAGGTCAAATTTTGAATTTTAAGCACGTCCCAAAGGATAAACAATTCAAGATACTTTCCTCCGCTTCGCCTGACCATTTCCGAAAGGTAAAATCTTTTTAGCAACCCAGCCACCGCCAGACCGTTAACAGTTACATCTCCAAAGCTGAGTGAGGTCTGAAAGCCTGTTGTATCATTGTAATCGACCATATAATTTAACGGGGTTTTGTAGTCGACAACCGCGACACCATTATAGACGTTTATTGTCCCATTTTCATAGCCAGTCGCTATGCTTTCAGCAACTAACAGTCGGGGTAAAATCTGAGATACTATTTCCGCGCTCGTGCTTGTTTCAAGATAATTAACCGCCCAAATTATCGGTACCATTGGCGTGCGAGTGCTGCTCGTTGCCTGAGGTTCATTGTCAGCCAATACCAAAGTCGGAGCAAAAAAAGGATTGTCGACAACCGTTTCGCCAACTTTAAACCTATTTGTCGGGAACTGATACCGAGCCTCTAATATGCCTAAATTTGCATTAAGGTTTAGCGCCTCGACCGTTGGGTCGTTGCTGTCGTCCTTCCATTTTAGTCGGAGCTGGCTCAATTGCTTTGTGTCGCTTACTAATTCTCCGCCCTTGCTCAAATCTACAAAAGGAGTATAATCTACTCCCTTTTGAGCCGTGTAAAATCCGTCCTCGAGGTTTAATGTCGCTGGTCTGCTCTCAATAATATAGTCATCTGCAGGCTCAATATAAACCGTCCTGCTCCCCTCGTTTGTTTCAAAAACTAAATTGAAAGCGTGAGCGAGCCCCCGAATTAAATCAATAGCTTTTAAAGAAGGGTCAATAATGTATTTTAAGTCCAGATTAAAGCCGTCCACTATTTCAGCCTCGCCAATGACATCCATAGTAATAACAAAATAGGTACTCGGGTCGGTGCAAGCTGCTGATAATTTAAGACCTATAAACTCGCCTGCAGTTAAATTTATAACCTGACTTTCAATTGTAATTTCAAAATTTCCTGTACTGCCAAATGGTTGAAAAAAATATGTAGAACCGACAATAATAGCAAAATTACCATTTTGAACTATTCCGCCTTCAGCTTGCCAAACTCCTGCCGTCGAAAAAACTTGAATGCGAAACCTTACAACATAATAACCCGTGACGGGAGCCAGATAAAAGCCTGAATAAAACCCAGCCACATTATAAGGGTTCGGAGGGTTCGGTGGTGTTAGTGTCTGATTAGTAAAAATAACTGGAAAATAATTTCCGTTAGGGTCGTTTATAGTTTCATTAACTGAGACATTCAAATAATCCTGACCATATTGCCCCTGCAAATACCTATTCAAAATCGGCACTGGCATTATAAGCCTTTTGAAAAAATCCGTAATAAAAAAACCGCTTACAACCGTATAACCAACCGAAGCGAATATCTTATCGATTATGCCCGCAATAAATAGCGCTGGGTGACTATCCTCCAAACCGTCGACCTGCCCAAAAGTTGTATAATCTTTGAGCTTTAAAAGAATGTATTTATAATCCCACGTTGGGTATTGATTATTCCAAGCCGTGATGTTATCATTATAGGAATAAGTGTGAGCCGTGAAAGGTAAATCCTTTATAAGCAAATCACCTATTCGAGTACTCCAGTCTGCATTGTTTCCGTAAAAAGCAATTTTATAACTTTTGCCCTGCCAGAAATATTGATCTTGTCTCAATGTTACCGACTGCAATTGACAGCGCCCGATAAAAAAGGGCAGACCGTCCACCTCAATACTCGCAGACAAAAAAGCCTGCTCTAAAATTGTGTATGTCGCAGGATCATAAAATTGATTGAAAATACTATCATTGTGCTTTGTAGCTGGCAGCTCAAAAGAGTACTCCGATCGACTGCCTGAGTTAATAGCCAGACCTTCCCGACTTCTAAGCGAATAAGTCAAAGGTAGGTTTAAACCGTTTGGAGGCAACTCAGCAACCTGACCGTCAATTATGATTTTAATTTCTGCCATTTAGTTTGATTGTACGCTTATATAATTAGCCTCAACAAATTGGACCACCACGTTTAAAAGTTGGTCGTTTTCGCTTAGTGTTATCTTGCTGTCCTGAATTACAACTGCAATAAGTCCGTCGCTCGTTTCCATATAAACCTCTGGACTACTTAATAACTCAGCTATCCAAGCGCCCTCCGCCTCGCTATAAAAAGAGCTTTCAACTTCATACTCTTTCGTCACTTCCTGAAATATTTTAAACATTCCTTTGTCGTAACTTGTCGCAGGTGGTGCGCTGGTTGCCCAGCTAAGCGGCTTTTGTGCCGTGTCGCTCTTTGTTTTTTCCTCTACTTTCTTTTTGCTCGTAAAGGTGTAAGCGTCCGCCCCGCCTAACCTATTAAGCCAGTGTAAGCGAACTCGCCTTTCATTGCAGCAATCAATTTTTCTATATACTCTACCTTCCGAAGCCTCAATAAAAAGCCAATTGCCTGCAATTAAATAAGCATTTCCGATGTAAATACGATATTCTGCTAAGGTAGGATCTGACATATTTACTGATCCGTCGAAATAGGTTTGAGTTGCAAGATTAACCATACCAACTCCGACCGTTGTGGGCACCAGATTTGTGCTTGGTGTAATAGAAAAAAGACCGTTATCAATTCCTGCTCCTGCAGAGTCAACCGTTTGAACCCTGACAGCATTGCAAGTGTTTGGGACAAAACTCAAATAAGCGTTTTCATTTGGGCAAATTGGATAAGCGCTGCCTACTATATTAGGACAATTAGTTAAAAAAGGGCTTAATCCTGAGCCAGTGACCATAATATATCCATTCATACCCATATTATTCCAATTCCTTGTTTGTCTGGTTCCTGCGATTGCAGGGTAGCCAGTTGAAACCGTGTCAGTTGTTACAAATTGCGTCAATAATCCAGTTGTCGGATCATTGTAATAATACGAAACTATAAGCCCGACTCGAGTATGAATGTCAGTATTTGAAGCATTAAAAGGAACTGCCAAAGTATTTGGAAAGACCGTTGTTTTTTGCTGACCTTTCGGAGCGCTGTATGTCTGCAATACCTTTGCCACGTCAAACACAAAATAATAAGTCGTTCCGATATTATAAGCTGGAGCTTTCTGCATTGAGGTAACTCCTACACCGTCGACCACTATCGAAGCCTGAGCCAAAACAAGCGGGTCGGAGCTTGTCATTGACATAACAAAAACATTAGGTCTATATTGCGAGTTGAGCGTAAAGAGCGGAGCTGTTACAAGTGGCATAGCTATTTATTTAATAGGTCGTTTGCCTCTGGGTCGTTAGCCACATTAGCATTAAAATTATTTATAAAGGCTTCGTCTGTCTGAGCCCCTGCACTTTGAGTTTTAATTGAAACCCTGACCACCGCAAATTGTCCGCTCGTGTTTGCTGCCTCGTACTTTGTTTTATAGACAAGTGGGTAAAGAATAACATTGTAAAGCTTTTCCGCTGCATTGCTCCAAAAAGTATAAACCGAATATGTTAAATTTCTATTGCCTGCCTTTTCAAGCTGCTCATTGAGATCGTTTTTTAATTTTGTTGCTTGTTCGAGTGTCATTGCTCAAAATATTTAATTTTTAGTGAATTTGAATTTTTCTTTTTTACCTCTGCAAAGCTGCTTAAAAACATTACATTTATAACTTTTGTCAGTGCCTCCGAAATAAGCGCCTCAACCTCGTCCGAACTTTCCTTAATACCTTTTTCAACTGCTCCAGTCTTACCGTCTAAAGGCATCCCGAACTTTTTGTGCTTTCGAGCTATTGCAAAAGCGATCCGCTCCGCCTCCTTATCATTGGCATTAAATCGGAGTTTTGCATACATCTTTAAACCGTCAATATATTTCGAACTTTTCGCCCCTGATCCTGGACTAAATGGAATGCGATTTGCTGGAACTCCATAGTTTAAGATCATACCATAGTCGAGCAGAGTAAACTCGATAAAGGCACTTGTGACCGTCGCATTTACGCTGTAATCAATCGAATTAACCAGAGCGCCAGTTAATGTCCGCCCCTGCATAATAAAGGCTTGTTTGACCGCTTTTTTTACGACCTCACCGACCTGCTCCCCTAGCCTTTGATATATGTCTCTTGTTTCTGTCATTTTTTAAGGAGTTGGAGGTGGTGGAAATACTGGCGGAAGTTGCTTTTCTAAGTCAGTTGTCAAAGGTGGTAAATTGTCATAAGGATCTGGAAGCCCTGCAATATCGACAACATCTGTCGGACAATCCCAAACGTACCAAAGATTAAAAGCCACATCTACTAATACTAAATTTTCATTGTGAGCGTCACTCAAATAGTCGATTGTGATCGGGTTCTGTATGCCTGCGCTCATTCCGTTAACTGGCAACCTCGCAATCCTATTAAACTCTGATATAATGTTTATTGCAAGCGCCTCCATTTCAGCCTGAGCCTCAATTATTGACTGATTGATATAGCTACCGTCGTTCTCATAATATTGCGGTCTACTAATTACCAACCTGCAGCGTAAATTGCCCTTGACCGATTTTTCTTTTACCTCGATTGTCGCTGTTGGGTACATAAATTGCACCGCAGGATATAGCCTCCCGAGTGCATTGTCGCCAGTCCAGTTGTTGGAAATATTGGCGTTTATATCTGAGTACCAACCGTAATGGTAAAAGCCAATACGCCCCGCTGTTTGTTGGTTTATTCCGATGCAAACAACATTAAAAAGATTTGATATCTGGACTATATTCATAAACTATTGTGGAATTTTGCGCCCATCCAACCGAGCAAAAAAAGTAATATTGCGCTCACCGCCTTAACTATATCCCCGCCTGCAAAAATTGCAATAATTAGCGCCAGCGTTCCAAAGATACAACTTATTAGAACTATTGAGTTCAAAAATACTTTTGGATTAACTCTCATTTTTACGATTTTTTACTGTAAACTTCTGATAATCTTTTTTGATAATCCGCCTCCGCTTTGCAGGCTGCTAAATATGTGAAAGCCTCGTATAAATCCGCTTGCTCTGCTGATTGTAATGGCGTGAGCGTTGGCTGGTTAAATATTCCGCTTTCTGCAATTGATTTTAATGTCAGGTACCATCCAAAACTGTCGTTTAATTTTTCGATGCCTGCTTTTCTCTCATCAAATCCTGAGCTGCCATATAAATTTGCATATTTTGTTGAGATATTTCGCTTCGTTTCAGCAAAAAAAAAGCAACCTTTAGGCAATT